AGTTACGTTTGCTTCTTCAGCTGGTATTGCGACAGAAGAATGTTTTATTGGTTATGTATCTTCAAATCAGCTGCTATCTAGTGGAGGATCTGCATACCTAACGTACAACAGTCCAAGCAATACAAGCGATACTACTAGTTTTCATTTCGGAAACTCCCCAGCAAAACTTCAGTTTGACATTAACAATCCATCTTATATACAAAATGTATCTGGAGGAGCTGTACCTGTACACGTAGATATTACAGCATATTCAGAAGTAAGCACTGGGTCTAACAATGTCATTACGTTTACCCTACAGTTGTATAACGGAACTTCTTGGTCAGATTTAAAATCTGTGAGTAGGACTAAGGCGGGAACAGGATCATATGCCGACTCTTTCTGGGGCGTGTTTATGATGGGAGATGACCACAGGCTTCGTGTGCAGGTTTCTAGCAGTACCGGCAATATTTCACTAATGTCTGGCACTCAAGTTGCATTTACAGTTAAAGAAACTGGAGATATAATATAATATGACTGAAAAACAAAAAGATTGTATCCTTGAGATCCAAGAAGCTCTAATCGCTATCGGTGAGATCGTGAAGAAATACGAACTTGAAGATGAGTTTATATCTTGCCTGGCCGTAGGTTTTTTAGATCTGAACACCGCCTACACTGATGAGGACGGTGAGGAACGTGCAAGTATGAGTCTTTTATCTTCTTTTGCCGTGGCTGATGAAGAGGAGCTTGATGATATGCTATCCTACTGCGTAGAAGCATACCGAATCCAAATGGAGGAGGAAAAGAAAGAGGAGCAATCAAGCATAGATTATTGGATTAACTTATCAAGGAGAAGCGGCGATGTGAATTAATTCCGCCTTTCTTTGTAATTAAATTAAAATGATTAGAAAAATTGTTATCGGGCGTGACCCGAAAGACGCTATGGCATACTATGTGGGTATGCGAGCGGGATCAGGAAAAGTAAGCGCTATCATTGAAGACGAGGCGCATTTACACAAGTTCTCTAAAAAACGGTATCTCATCTACATTGAGAATGAAGAAGGCACAATGGTCTGGAAGGCTATTGATGATATGCCTTGTATCCTAGAGTATGATCTAAACTTTGATTAATATGAAGCCGTTGCATCAATTCTTAGTGAAAATCCCCAAGAAGTTTAAAGACGAGATAAAGCTTTCTAACGATACAACTCTAAAGCTTGTTACGAAGTTCAATGAGTTTGAACACAGGTTCAACTATGGGGAGATATTAGGCTGTCCTAAAGACTGTCCGCTAGAAAACTGTGAAGGGGGGACTCTGTACTTTCACCACCACGTAGTAATGGAGCAAGCATATGATTTTGGAGAAGACACATACCTGGTTAATTATGACTCCTTGGGAGGATATGGGAACCACGCTATCGCATACGAAGATAAAGATGGTGATATTACTATGCTTGGCGATTGGTGTTTTGTGCTGCCCCCAGATAAGCCGGAAGAGGAAACAAGTGCTTCTGGCATCGTTCTTAGCCTCGCAAAAGAACCAGAACTGGAGGGCGAATTACTCTGCCTACCCCCAGATTCAGAGTGGATTGGAGCGAAGCCTGGTGATATGGTGGGTTACACAAAGAACTCTGAATATGAAATGGAGCTTATGGACGGCACTAAAGTCTATCGTATGAGAACAACAGAATTAGTGTATGTCAAAGAAGCGTAAATTTACAACCGTAGAAGCATCCACCCGCTTGCTGGCATCTATGGAGATTGCCATCAATAATATGATTGACGAGATCAGAAAGCCTGTAGATTCAGAGCTATCTGGATCTCAGCGCAAAGCGGAGCTACAAAGTATTAAGCAAACAGCTACTGATGCAAAAGAATTACTTATTGAGTACCAGCGCCTCGAGCAAATGGTCAGAGAACTCCGAGAAACCGGAGGAATTGAAGAAGAACAAGACTACTCTGGAGGATTCGCAGAGCGATTCTCAAAGTAGTCAAGTCTTCATCTACTGGGAATACTAATATGATGCCCAGTAACTAGTGTGTGAGTGTACGGCAGTGATTTCACAGTTGTCCAAAACGCAAGATTGAGCTGCCACACTCGTGCTAGAAGAAGCACAAGATGTTAACAAACACACAGCACAGATTGCGAGTAATAGTCTCATAGGCTGTAATGTTAATTTAATGTAAATATACTAAAATATACGTAAATGCAATGGCTGGACTTAAAAAGGTTGAGGGATACGATGAGTACGTGGTCAATATATGTCCCAACGATTCGGATGGAGAGGTCGTTGAGATCGGTGAGATTCATATTCAGCTCCCCAAGGCCCCCAAGAAAGAAGAAATACTCTTCCACGACAGACCAAGCAATATGCAAATGTGGAAAAGGCTTGACGTGCCAGAAGAGCTGCGTAGGATTCGCTCTATGGATGAGTGGTACGAGATGCCCAACGAATTTAAAAAGAGGTTTTCTTCGTACATCGAGAAAGAGTTTATTCGTAGGCGTGAGGGTGTCTGGTTTTATAATAATGGTGAGCCTACATATATTACCGGGAGACACTATATGATGCTCCAATGGAGTAAGATGGATATCGGATATGCATCTTACTTGGAGTTTCAGCGTAGGCTGTTCATTCACTTTGCAGCGTGTGAGGTTGACCCACGATCTATAGGTCAAATGTACACCAAGTGTAGACGTTCTGGATACACAAATATGTCTGCCGCTATCCTCGTAGACGAGGGCACTCAAGTAAAAGACAAGCTATTAGGCGTTCAGTCTAAGACTGGTAAGGATGCCCAGGAAAACATTTTTATGAAGAAGGTAGTACCTATGTTCAAGAGCTACCCATTCTTCTTCAAGCCTATCCAAGACGGTACAACTAACCCACGTATGGAGCTGGCCTTCCGTGAACCGTCTAAGCGTATTACTAAGAAGAACAAAACCTCAAATAAGGGTGAAGCACTTAATACAATCATTAACTGGAAGAACACCACGAACAACGCATACGACGGTGAGAAGCTGCACATCCTGTATCTGGATGAGGCAGGTAAATGGGAGAAGCCTACTGATATACGAGAGGCGTGGCGTATTGAGCGCACCTGTCTCATTGTGGGTAGAAGGATTGTAGGTAAGGCTCTTGTAGGATCCACCGTAAACCCTATGGACAAAGGCGGGAATCAGTACAAGGAATTGTGGAGAGATTCAGACCCAACAGATAGAAATGCCAATGGAAGAACGAAGACTGGTCTTTATAGACTATTTGTACCCGCCTATGAAGCGCTTGAAGGCTTCTTTGATGAGTACGGAAACCCAATTGTGGAAGATCCTGAAGCGCCAGTTAAAACAATTGATGGCGACTACGTGGATATTGGTGCAAAAACTTACCTCAAAAACGAAAGAGAGGCGCTAAAGCACGATGCAAGAGAGTTAAACGAGTTTATTCGTCAGTTTCCATTCACTATTGACGAGGCAATGCGTGATTCTATAGAAGGATCTACGTTTAACATCGGTAAAATCTACGAACAAGTGGAATACAACCAAGAATTGTTCCCAAATCCTGTGGTTCGTGGCAATTTTCAGTGGAAAGACGGGATGACGGACAAAGAAGTGGTGTTCAGCCCAAACGCACAGGGTAGATGGCGTGTAGCTTGGATGCCTAAGCCAGAAGAACGTAATAAGTACGTAATTAAGTACAACAAAAAGTTCCCTGCCAACGATCATATTGGAGTCGGTGGGGTGGATAGCTACGATTTAGACTCTACCACTGACAATCGTGGGTCTAAAGGGGCTTGTCATATGTACAATAAGTTTAGTATGGCCGCTCCTCCGAATATGTTTGTCGCCGAGTATGCATCTCGCCCACCTCTGGCTAGAATATTCTACGAAGATGTGCTTATGGCCGCTGTATTTTACGGCTATCCACTGTTAATTGAAAACAACAAGTACGGCATCGTAAGATACTTTGAATCAAGAGGTTACGAGGAGTACGTGATGAAACGTCCAGAACACCTAAAGACACCTGGATCCGCAAACGTCAAGACACGTGGTATCCCGTCTAACTCTCAAGACGTTATCCAAGCACACGCTCACGCTATTGAAGCATACATAGAAGAATATGTCGGTGTGAATTCTGAAACAGGAGAAATGGGTAGAATGTACTTTGACCGCACGTTGGAGGATTGGATTGGGTACAAGATAGATAACCGTACTAAGTTTGACCTTACCATTAGTTCTGGATTAGCGCTACTCGCAGCGCAAAGAGTGAAGACGGAAAAGAAGAAATCCGAGTTTAACGACAAGCAGTTTTTCCGCAGATATACCAAGGAGATAAGACGCTGATTCGCAGTGCTTTAATTTCGTATATTTGCAAGGAAGTATTCTGCGAAACGCTATGTACAATAATGACAACGATAAAGGGAAGTACGGTAACTTTCCCGATCCATTTGCACACTACACTGTAAAGTCCAGCTCTAAGTATGGACTTAAATACGCCAAAGCTATTGAAAAGCAATGGGGTCAGTCTGATGACGAGCGAAGTCTCTTTAGACGTAGGTTAAAAGACTTTGAAACCAACCGTGACTACGCAAATGGTACACAGGATACTTCTATCTATAAACAAATTCTCAACTCTTTAGATCCAAATAACGGAGACGGTACTCTTTTGAACTTGGACTGGTCACCAGTGCCTATCGTTCCTAAGTTTGTTAAGATTGTAGTAAACAACATCCTATCAAAAAAACCGTATCCAAATATCAATGCCATTGACCCTCTGTCTCAATCAGAGAAAGACGACAAGCGTGCAGAACAGTTATTTAAAGTAAAGAATAAAGAAACTATCTCTCAGTTGAATCAGCTCGGTGTAAACACCGGAATTGACTTGAGTGATATACCGGAAACGCCAGAGGAAGCGGAGATATTTATGGATGCTAACGTAAAGACTGCGGCAGAGATTGCAGCACAGGTTGGTACCAATATGACGCTTGAGTGGAACGACTTTGACCAGCGTGTATACCGCAGAGCGGTGAACGATTTGGTTACCTGCGGTATGGGGGTTGTGAAAAGAAACAACGACCCTAACTATGGCATCACAGAAGAGTACATCGACCCAGCATACTTCTTCCATAGCTACACCGAAGACGCTACGTTTAGTGACCTCATATATGCAGGACACATCAAAAAGATTAGCATCTCTGAGCTTAAGCGTATTGCTGGTACTCAGCTTACAGAAGAGCAATATGAGAAAATCGCTCAGAAGGTAAAGAACAAGTATCAGAACCGTGCAGACAAGCTATCCTACAAATACTACGATGAAACTCTAGACCGCACTACATACGGGTATGATGAATTTATCGTTGAGGTAATGGACTTTGAGTTCCTGTCTACAGACGATATTATCTTTGAAGAAAAGCAGTCTCGCTTTGGTAACGTAGGGTTCTACTACAAGGGATTTGAATACACTGCACCAAAGGAATCGGTATATGACCGCAAGCCTGTGAATATGAATATTCAGACGGTGTTCGGTGGAAGCTATATTGTAGGTACAGATTATATGTTCGGATATGGACAGAAGAAGAATGTGCCGAAGAACGCTCACGATCTAACCAAGGCTCGCCTATCATACTCTGTAGTAGCTACTAACCTACGTAGAATGATGCCTAAGTCTTTGGTGGGATCTGTTATCGGATTTGCCGACCAACTACAACTGTCTCACTTGAAGCTTCAGCAAGCGATTGCCAAGGCTAAGCCAGACGGACTAATTGTAGACATTGAAGGTCTAGAGAATGTACAGCTAGGCCGTGGAGGAGAACTACAACCACTAGATATTCAAGACATCTATGAACAAACAGGTGTATTCTACTATCGTTCAAAGAATCCAGAAGGTGGATTCCAGAACCCTCCAGTTAGGAGCTTGGACAATAGCATCCGTAATATCAATGAGCTTATTAGTATCTACAACCATAATCTCCGTCTTATCCGTGATACAACGGGTATTAATGAGGTGATGGACGGCACATCTCCGAAAGGAGAGCAGCTAGTAGGTGTTCGCCAGCAGGCTATCGCTGCGGGTAATAACGCTATTTATGATATTACCAACGCATCAATGTATTTGTATGCTAAGGTGTGTGAGGACATCGTTAAATGTTTACAGATTCTACCTCCGGACTCGGTGTTGTTTCAAGTGTACACCAAGGCTATTGGCAAGACTAATATGGATGTACTGTCTTCATTCGGAGACTTACCTATGTACAACTTTGGAATCAAGGTTCAGACTGAGATGGATGAGACTGAGAAAGCTTATCTAGAGCAAAATATTCAAGTAGCATTAGCTCAGAAGGAGATTGATCTCGAAGATGCTATTGCGATTCGTCAGCTTAAAGATGTAGACCAGGCAGAACGCCTATTGATCATCAGACGCAAGAAACGTATGCGCTTACAACAGGAAATGGCTCAGCAGAACTCTCAGATGCAAGCTCAGATGAATCAAGCTACAGCTCAAGCTACTTCACAGGGTAAGATGCAGGAAATTCAAATGCAGTCTCAGGCTAAGATTGCTGAGATTCAGGCAGACGCTCAGGCTAAGGCTCAGTTGTTGCAACTTGAGTATCAGCTTAAAAGCCAGTTGGAATCAGCAAAGTCTACTTTAGATATGGCTGAAAAAGCGGAAGAACGTGGATTTAGAAAAAACCTCGAAGATATGAAAGAGGACCGTAAAGACGAGCGTGTTAAAAAACAAGCTGTCGAGCAGTCTAAGATGATCTCCCAAAGACAGGGCCAAAGAGGAGAGTTAGAAGATGATTCAAACAGCCTGTCTCAACTTATTGATAATCAATGATTTAGTACCTTTGTAATATGGCAACACAAATAAACTTAGACATATCTCAAAGAGTAGACATCACCTGTAGAAAAGGAGATACGTTCAATATTTCTTTTACTTTTAAAGATGCGGATGCGGTTCCGATTGACCTTAGTTCTGGATACAACTGGAAGCTAGACGTAAAAGAAACAGATACATCAGCATCTGATATTATTGCAGATTCTTCATTTACTTATACTGGTACAGCTCAAGGCATATTGACCATTACTTGTCCAGCCACTACAATGGCTAACGTTAATGGTGGTCTATACGTATACGACCTACAGAGTGATCAAAGCGGAGTCGTTAAGACTTGGTTGTACGGAGTGTTTAAAGTAAATGAAGACGTAAGTGAGTAATATCATAACAATCAACAATAGCGCACAGAGCCTAAATATTACGGTTCCTGCCCCCGTATCTAATTCTCAAGTTACGGTAGTAGAGTCTACCACAGCTTTTATTTCCTATGACACCTTGGCGGCAGCTGGGGCTGGAGAGGGATATGTTAATATCGTTACTGGTGACAGCCGTATTATCATCAACAAAGAAAATAATACTGTAAACATCAGCTTTGACGATACAGGATTACTTACGTCAGAAACACTAACCACCTTGTCGCTGGTCGGTAACTCTTTACGTTATTCTGACGAAGAGGGTACCATTACCTCTGTTGACCTGTCTTCTTACTTGGATGATACTAACGACTTCTTAAACGGAGCATCGTTCAACTCTAATGATGGTACGCTTACACTAAGTGTACAGAATCAATCGGACGTAACTGTAAGCCTAGACGGTAGATATTTAACAGCATCTTCTCTAGGGGCGGACCTCAGCGATCAATACATTCCTAAGTACCAGTCTTCTACAAGCTCTCTTGTAGATAGTAAGGAGTACGAAACTGTAAACGCAATATTCGTTTCTACAGATAACACAGCTGACACAGCTGCCATTGGGCTGCATTACAACCCAGCGGTGGAGGAGGCTGTTACAGAGGTTACAATTACAAGAGGAAATATAATTGACAGCTCTTACGCTACGCCTAGCAGATATGGTTTCTTCTATGCTAACGATAAGTATCTATCTTCGTATGGCCCACAACCAACATCTGGATCACCAGATTTTAGCATATCTCTTTTAGATTTATCTACTGGAGATTATGTGAACGTATGGGAGGGAACATATTTGAGCGATCCAGACTACGACAAGTTCGTGTCCATAAGCTCAACAAGATTTATTGGATTCTCCGACAAGATTACCAACTTTGGAGGATCGACTCAGCGTCCGGGTGTAACACTATTTTCGTTTGACGGGACCACTGCGGTGCCACTTCATACAATAAACCTTTATGGGTATATAGATGGTTTTATAACCCTGTATTATGATTTGGCGAATACAACTATCTGGCTGTTTAACGGTGCTGGAAAGTTCGTGGCTCTTCGTATATCTAACGATCAATTAGTATATGTATCTGACGATCAGTCATCAAACATAAGCGGTAACAAGAATGATGACACAAAAGTTCTTGGCGTATACAATAATCAATTGTATTGGGTACGATCAGCCGGCACTAATAATGTGATCTATAAGATGGGACTTACCGGCTCGTTTGTAGAGCCATCTATGGTTATCAATACATCAGACTACAGGATTCCGGGTTCTTCTCCACAGCTAGACACATATGGTAGTATTAGCACACCCACTATGGATCTGTACTCTAACTCTATTTGGTTTACCGATAAAACGCAGGGTGCCAAGCTGTACAGATTGAAACTTAGTGATGAAAGCCTAAGCTGGGTAACTAGTGTAAACATACCTACTGCCGACTACTCTGGAGGGGTGTTGTATGACAGCTACTACGGAATACTATATTTATATCACGTTCAGTACGATGCTGTAAATAACGCATTCTACTACAATGATATTTATGATGTAGACGCTGACGGCACACTTAACTTCATAGGTAGTTTAAAAGATCGTGTTATTCCACAAACAGGAACAGGGTTTGATGCAGTAGCCAGTAACAAACAAACTGGAGGTCAGCTTAACTTTGCAAATGGAACATCTCTGGACAACTACTATGATGTAACAGCACCGTTCTACAATAACCCTATTGATGAGTCTGACTTGTATCTGCAAGAAGATACTATCAAGACTAAGGTAGAGCTAACATACGGTGACTATAGTATACTTCCGGGTGATGCTCAGGTCGATCCTATCTCTTTCTTCGGATTGAATACAGACGGTGCTATCTACGCTGCAAAGTCTCCAGACTCAGAGTCTCATCACTGGTACACGAACGAGTTTTCTACAGGATACTACATCAAGGTGATGTCCTTGGATCAAGACGGTCTTATTATTTACAAGGCTTCTGACGAGACATCAGCTGTAGTAACGAAAGATAGTATTGACAACTGGAACTATGCGTATAACAATACGATAGAGAGCTTGTCGTTCAATTCCTCTACTGGGGTGCTTACGGCTACACAGGTGGATGCTGGAACCCTTACTGTAGACTTGTCTTCAATGTTTGATGACACAGACACCACTTACACTGTGTCTACGTCTGACAATCCAACAAGCGGGGTTGATGTAAATCTAAACGGTAGTGACTCTACCAC